ATCAAGAAGGCGCGTGCAAAATCGGGTGCAGACTATTTTGAAACGGCAATCCAGTCCACGCAGCAGGCAAGAGGACACTACGATGAAGCACCAGTTTTCTACAACGTGCCGACGCTGATGATCAAGGGAAATCCAAAGGCCATTGAGAAGATCTCAAAAGGGCTTCCGGCGTACAAGGACGGCGGACTGACAAAGACGGTTCCACCCAAAAGCGGACCGGAACCTTACGGCATTCTGAATGACGTGGTTCCACCACTGGAAACTACATAGGAGGAGAAAATGGTAGTAGGAAAAATATTAGGAATGGCGGGAAAAGCGCTCGCCAAGAAGTTTTTGAGCAAAAAACTAGGGAAGAAAGGGATGAGTACTTTTGAAAAGAGAAAATCTGTGCTTCAAGGAAGCCCTTTAAGCAAGTTTCATTATAAGGGAACAAAGGATAGACCGACTATTTTAAGTAAATATTACAAAAAGAAAAAAGATTAATGGCAAAAAGAAAAAATCCAAATAATAACATAGACAAGGCGATGGAGGCATTGCAGGGCGCACTCGACATGGATGGAGTGGGTCAGGAGATACAGCTGCCGGAACAGGTGGTTGATTTCGAATCGGACGTTGAATTGACGGAGACACCTGACGGTGGAGCCGAGGTTAATTTCGATCCGAACGCCCCCGTTGATAAGTCACAAATTCCTTTCGACGGAAACCTCGCGGATTACGTCGATGAGTCAAAGTTAGGCAAATTCTCAAGTGATTTGCTAGCGGCATTCGAAGCGGACAGGGAGTCAAGGAAGGACTGGGAAGACACCTACGTCAAAGGCCTTGACATGCTCGGTTTCAAATATGAAAACCGAACCCAGCCCTTCGAAGGTGCGTCAGGGGTCGTACATCCTTTATTGGCTGAATCTGTAACGCAGTTTCAAGCCCAAGCATATAAGGAACTTCTCCCCCCAAGCGGCCCCGTGCGTACCCAAGTAATCGGATTGCAGACTCCTGAAATAATGGAGCAGGCGAAACGAGTGCAGGAATTTATGAATTATCAAATCACGACGGTGATGAAGGAATTTGATCCAGAGATGGATCAGCTTCTTTTCTATCTGCCGTTGGCCGGCTCAGCGTTCAAGAAGGTCTATTATGACCCAATCTTGGCACGCGCCGTATCCAAGTTCGTAACGGGCGAGGATCTTATTATTAATTATATGGCAACGGACCTGGAATCTGCAGAACGTGTTACACACATAATAAAGATGAACAACAACGAGCTGCGTAAAATGCAGGTGAGCCAATTTTATCGCGACGTCGAGGTTCCGACAGGAACCGTCGATCCGTCGGAGGTCACCGAAAAGGTGAATACATTGGAGGGCGTGCAGAAGGAATACGCCTCCGATGATGACGAACACGAAATCCTGGAGATGCATGTCAACGCTGACGTGCCGGGATTCGAGAATGAAAACGGCATCAAGATGCCGTACATCATAACCATTGACAAGTTTTCACGAATCGTCCTGTCCATAAGAAGAAACTGGAAGGAAGATGACAAGGACGTTCACAAGACTTCTTATTTTGTACACTACAAGTTCCTCCCCGGACTGGGCTTTTACGGCTTCGGTCTCATACACATGCTGGGTGGGTTATCGCGAACAGCAACAAGTGTTTTGCGGCAGTTAATTGATGCTGGCACACTCGCGAACCTTCCAGCAGGTTTCAAAGCTCGTGGAATGCGCATACGCGACCATGACGAACCTTTGCAGCCGGGGGAATTCAGGGACGTGGACGTGACGGGAACTTCCATCAAGGAATCACTCCTTCCACTTCCTTACAAGGAGCCTTCACAGGTTCTATTCGCTTTACTGGGATTCGCGGTTGACGCGGGAAAATCATTCGCGGCGATCGCCGACATGAAGCTTGGGGAAGGAAACGAGCAGAATCCGGTTGGAACGACACTCGCTTTATTGGAGCGTGGAACTAAAGTCATGAGCGCTATTCACAAGCGCTGCCATTACGCGCAGAGGGGCGAGTTCGCTCTTCTCGCAAAAGTCTTTCAGCTGTATCTTCCACCGGAATATCCTTATCAGGTTGTAGGTGGGGATCGAATGATCAAGCAGTCGGACTTTGATGATCGTGTTGACATTCTTCCAATTTCCGATCCTAACATCTTTTCAATGGCGCAGCGAATAACGCTGGCGCAGCAGCAATTACAACTGGCGACAATGGCGCCGCAGCTTCACAATATACGTGAGGCGTATCGAAGAATGTATCAGGCGATGGGGGTTGACAACGTTGACGCCATACTTAAACCTGATCCGGAGCAGCCGGAGCCGACAGGACCGGCGACTGAGAATGCAATGGCGATGAAGGGAAAAGCCCCTAAGGCGTTTCCGTTCCAGGACCATTCAGCACACATACAAGGACATTCTGAATTCATGTTCACGCGCATGGTGCAGATAAATCCGCAGCTTTACTCAATGCTGCAGTCGCACATATCAGAGCACATTGCCCTGATGGCTGGACAGCAGATTCAGGAACAATACAAACAACAGGTTGAGCAATTACAGCAGGCGATGCAACAGGCTGCACAACAGGCGCAGCAGAATCCGCAGGCGCAACAGCAAGTGCAGCAGATGCAGCAGCAAATGGATCAGTTAACTAATGAGATCGCGGCTAAACAGGCACAGCTTGAAGCTAAATTGACTGCGCAGCTGTCACAGGATGAAGAGGCACGCATGAGCAAGGAGCCTAAGGATCCGCTCATTAAATTGAAACAGCAGGAAATTGACTTGCGTGCGGCTGAAGTTCAGGCTAAAATGCAGAAAGACATGATCATGGATTCAGAGAAGATGGATCTTGAACGTGACAAGCTTGAAACACAGACAAGCATTGATGTAATGAAATTGGCAGCAGATGCTGATAAGCAGCAAAACGCCGAAGCAATGTCAATGATGAAGGAGAGCATCATCACTGCCAGGGAAGCAATGAAGGACCAATCAAATGAAAGAGTTGCAAAAAGTAAGGGAAATGGACAGGGCACTAATAAAAATAAGTGACAGCATGAAGAAAATTGAGGATCTTGTTAGAAGCGAGATCAAGACTCAGGAAGACTACATGCTCGTGTGCTCATCACTGATGGCGGTCACGCGTAACATGTACGCGGACTCCTTGGGCCCGCATGACACGGCACGAATGTTCCAGGCGGTAGCCGACAGTTTCCACGCCGTTGAGGAATTTTTAGACCACTTCAGGCCCGAAGAAAAACCGACGATACATTAGGAGATATTATGCCATTCAAGTCAGAACAGCAAAGAAAGTACTTATGGGCGAAAGAGCCTGAGATCGCCAAGAAATGGACTAAAGAGCACGGAAGCAAGATAGTTAAGAAGAAAGGGGGCGTTGTAAGTCCCAAAGGAATCGGACTCAGGTCCAGATGGCTAAAGGAGGAATAAATGCCAACAGTAGGAAAGAAAAAATTCGGTTACACTTCCGCAGGCGTTAAGCAGGCGCAGGATCACGCCAAGAAGACTGGTCAAAAACTGGTCATGGCTGGTAAGAGAGGTGGAAAGGTCAGGAAGCTTAAGAAAGGCGGAAAGACCAAGAGGAAACACCATGGAGGTCGAGTAAGTGGTGGGATGAAAGATAAACAATGTTAACAAGGAGGTAGAGATGAATTTACTAAAAGATCTTTGGGCGCATCTGAAGGAATGGAATGATTGGAAAATGAAGGATTGGATTAAATCTGGAATTGTAGTAGTCATAGTTCTGGTTGTGCTTAAAATCATAATTTTACCAGGTGCATAATGGTCACATTCACGGATAGGGATGACAGAAGATCAGCGCATTTGCGCAATCGAGCTATCCAAAATGCTAACGCAGTAAGGGAACGTCGTGCCACTGTGGAGAACCCACAGTGGGCGATGTCTCGTGATGCCGACTGGTATCAGGATCGCGGAAATCTTGCATCCATAAAAGGCACTCTAGCCAACATGCCTGCTGTTACGACAGATCAGGGTGAAGGGCGCAACATGTACCAGATGCTCATGAACCAAATGAAAGGTGGTGACCGCGGCGCACGCTTAATTGATACGAGGGGCCTTCCGAATCAGGCCTACAGGACAGGAAGAAAGATATTTCAAGATCCGTCAAAGTCGCAGGGATTTTTCGGGGATGCCAGATCAATGCTAGGAGCTATTCCTGGAATCTCGAACAGACCTAACCCTGCAGCAATACACGTAAATGAATACAATCCTTTCCCAAAAGCCGGTTTTGGAAAGGACTGGTACAAGGATCAATTCCCAATTGCATCCGGACTTGGATCCTTCATGGAAGCGGCGGAAAATTTTATTCCAGGTGCTACCTGGGCAAAACAATTTTTACCTAAAAGCAATAGAGTTCCTTTGAAGCGTGACCTTAGCTGGGTTCCAGAAGGTGTCGGAGAATATGATGAAATTCCTGAAATACCTTTCATGGAAGATATATTAGAAGATACGCCTCTTGAAGCTGCGGATAGAACTGACGACTGGTGGTACACTCCTCCGTTTGATGATGAGGTTACCATTACGGATTTACCGGACATAACAGAAACAATTACAGAAGATGATGGCGAAAAGTTTGAACTTCAGGAATCTAAATTTTCTCAAGGCAATCTTGGGACGGAAGGGAAATATGACTACAGTCCAAATTTGGACTTGAACATCATGAACATAGAGGATTCAGAGCTGAGGCAAAAAGCTACTGAGGCGGCGATACGATTTAATAACATATGGCTGGAGGGCGAAGACGGAGAATACTACGGACAGCTCGAGGACTTGTATCAGGAATATCTTGACGCAGTCGAGGCAGGAGCACAATGACCAATTACACTAAAAGCGAAACACTTAACAACATACCGCGTCATCTAAAAACGCAGCCGGGTGCGCCAAGAACGCACCTTGCTTACATAACAGACGACGAGGCGAAAATGCTTCAGAAGAAAAAACCAGGAACGCCCCACGGAACACGATCCGGAATTCCTAGCTATGACTATGAGACTGAGAGTGGTGGCTGGGTTAGTGGTGGAGACGCGAATGATTTTGGAGGGTACAGTGGAAGTTCCAGCAGTTATGAGCCGTATAGTGGAAATAGTGGATCAGATGATTACGGCATTGGCAGTGGTGGAGAATTTGGTGGATCTATAAATTATGGGAGTGGACTCCCAGGAGGAGGATCTCAGGAAGATTCTTATGATTGGACGACGGATTCGGATTATGGGGAAAGTACCTATGTTCCGTGGCAGACTTCCCCTGTAGATAATTTTGTAAGCGCATATGGTGGACTAACCTATGATTGGGTGGACCCTAATAGTGAGTTTCTTACACAAGACATATGGGGTAATCCACTGCCGGACCATGGAGAACATTGGTATGAGGGTGGAGGACTATGGAATCCTTTTTACGCAGGTGAGGATCCTCAAGGAAATCCCATTTGGTTAAATGAAGGACAGTTTAATGAAATGATGTCAGTTGGAGAATTTGGTATTTTACCTCCTGGAGGTACTACTGGCGGCGGTGGCGGCGGCGGTGGCGGCGGCTGGGGCTATGGCTACGGCGGCGGACGTGGTGGTTCCGGCGGAGGCGGTGGATCCGGAATGCAAGTTGCAAGTGCCGAAGGCCCAGGAGGTATGCGATCCCCATGGGGACCATCCGACATACAAAGGAGATATATTAACAGAATGAGAACAGCAAACAGAGGAGGCATCATAAGCTTATGTTAAATCTTTTAACAGGACTGCTCGGAGGGAAAGGCGGCGCGCTTAAGACGATCTCCTCCGTGATTGACGATTTGCATACTTCGGAGGAAGAAAAGCTCGACAAGAAGATTCTCATGCAGCGCATTAAGCAGAAGCTTGCGGAGAAACAGATTGACGTAAATTTGAAAGAAGGACAGCACAAATCGATTTTTGTCGCGGGCTGGAGGCCGATGATTGGCTGGACGGGGGCTTTCGCCCTCATCTTTGAGTTCATCGTCTCTCCCGGAATTGAGTGGTATGCGAAGTTTTCAGGACTCGATATAACGGCTCCTGACATTCAAACTGGCCCATTGCTAGCGATTGTGACATCAATGCTCGGCGTGGCCGGGCTCAGAAGTTTTGAGAAAACTAAGGGCTTGACAAAATAACCTAAATATATTAAGGAGAAAATCATGGTTGGAAAAATACACGCTAGAAGAGAAAGTCGTAAGACGCCTGGAAAGAAATTCGGCACCACTACCTATAAGAAAGGTGGCGCGGTTAAGAAAGCCAAGGGCGGGAAAGTAGCCAAGAAGAATATTGGTGGAATGGCAGGTCAAGGATATAACGCCAGATTGGATGAATCCTTGGGCGCAAGACACCCAGGAGCTACAGGAAGCATGGCGGGAAGACGCGCAATGAGCCAAGGCATGGAAAAAGCCATGGGCCATGGAGCTTATTCCGGTGCACGTACGATGGCTAAAAAAGGCGGAAAGATAAAAAAGAAAAAATAAGTTGGAAGATACAACCGCTATTTATACAATCCTGAAAAGGATTCGTGAGCGAAAGGAACAACTGAAAACGATTATCGCCAGTGGCATTCACAGCTTTGACGAGTACAACAAGACAGTGGGTGAATACAAGGGCTATAACATAATGGAACAGGAAATACAGGACCTGCAGAAAGATGATGACAGAGATACCGACACGTAGATTTGCACTCGAGGAGAAAGACCTCGCAGTTGAAGCAGATGAAAATAATAAAATAGCAGAAGAAAAGGAAAACCGATTTGTTGCAAAAATACAACAAGAGGCGCTTAAGGACATTGATCATTTACCGACGGAAAAAGTTTTAGATCGATTGCCGGATCCGACAGGATGGCGACTTTTAATTCTTCCATATAAAGGACAAGGAAAAACTAAGGGTGGCATAATATTGTCTGATGAGACGATCGAGGAGAGGGGATACACAACCGTTACAGGTTTGGTCCTGAAAGTTGGACCCGATGCCTATAAAGATAAAGAGAGATTTTCAAACGGACCATGGTGCAAGAAAAATGACTGGATCATATTCGGTCGATACGCCGGATCCCGTTTTGGAATAGAGGGTGGTGAAGTGAGGATACTTAATG